CTAGGTTGAGTTTGTCGGCGGATTACGCGCCCTGGGCGGGGACTCGATTAGCTTCCGCCATGCTTCCACATCCGGCTCATCCGGCGGGGCAATCGACTCCGGCGAGCGGAAATGCTCCAGCGCTTCGCTAATCCACACCAAGGCGCGCCTGAGCGCATCGCGAAGGTCACCAGCATGCGATTGGATCGCCTGTAGCTCCTCGCGAGTTTCCCGCAGCGCGAACTCGACGCTGTCCAGTCTGGTCTCGAGTTTGTCGATGCGGGCCGACTGCCCATTAATCAGCGTCTCCGACGCCGTCGTTGTCGTCTCATCCCGCCTGCCCAGCCAGCCGATAGCCGCGACGATGATACCGCCGATCAGCGAGATCAGACCGACAAGAATCTCCGTGCTCACTCACGCATCACCCGCTTTCTGCCTGTCTCATCGCGTGCGATAAACCAAGTGGTGAAGGCCAACATGACGGCCAATGCCTCGTAGTTTTTGCCCGATACCCAGCCACGCGGCGGGTCGAGGTAGAACGCGGAAGACCAGATGATCATCCCTACGGTGAGCAAGAAACAGCCACCGATGCGCAACCACCTGGCCACGTTCTGTGCCCTCGTGCTCGCGCACGGCGGGATGAACACTCCGAGCACTAGAATGACGGCGGGCGCGCTCCACACCAGCCACAGCGGGATAGGTGTCACACCGTCGACTTGTGCGAGCTGCGGCGGAACGAGCGAGATGTAGGCGTAGGTGGTGTGAATGGAGAACTTGGCCCAGTAAAGCGCGAGCAGGCGCGGCATCCAACGCTGCAAGGTTGCCGACAGCTTGCGTTTACTCGGCACGGTGCGCCCCCTCATACACCCCCGGATCATCCGGGTTAGCCATAGCGATCCCTGCCAGCTCGTTCGCCTGTGCACCATCGGCAAGACCACCCTCATCGTCCGGCGCGGGCGCTTCATCCTCTAGCCGCGCAGCCATAGACGGGGTAATCGCCCCTGGCGTACCAGCATGGACGACGATCTGGCACAAGCCGATAAGCAAGGCGACCGCGACGCTTGCCCATTCTGGGCCATCGGCGGTGTAGGCCACCGCCACGTTCGCAAGCTGCATGATAGTGCCCGCCACAGCGGTGATGGTGTCCTTACGGCGCGCCCACCACGGCTGGGCGGCAAGCGCATTCTCTACTGCGATTTGAATTTGCGGGTTCATTAGCGTTCCTCCTTGAGTGCCTTGACGTCCTCGCGCAGCTCCTCGATCTCGGTAAGCGCGACGGCGATCATCTCCGGGATCGTGCCGCGGTCTCCCGGCTTCGACCGGTAGTTGCGCACCAGTTGGGAGATTGACCAGCCGCCGTACTGCCCGGCGTCACGCCCACCCGTGAGCTGCTGGCGAATGTCCTTGACATCGGAGATGACGGGGCCGATGAAGCCCTTGATGAAGTCGGTGAAGTATTTCGTGGTGAGCATGTTGCCCTCCTTCTTGTTGGTGCCGTTGAGGTAGTCGCGGACAAGGCCGAGGTAGATGTCCCAGGGGAACCCGGTGCCTGGGTCGACGTGGTCGGTGCCGCCCCATGCTTGGCCAGTTTCCAGGTGGCCGGTGAAGCCTTTCTTCCCGGCGCGTAGGTCAGCTGCGGTGAGTTTGACCGGTGGGATGTTGTATTTTCGGCACCATTCCGCGTCGCGCTGCGCGGCTTCACGCAGCATGTCGATGTAGACGAGCCACTGTGCGCGTGTTTCGCTGCCCCGCATGACGAAAGACCGGTGTAGGCCGATGTTGTTGCCCCAGTTTCCGGTTGACCAGGTGAGCCAGTCGTCGGTATTTTCGATGAGGTGCTTGATCGTGGTGTCTGTGAGCTCGTGGTAGGAGCCAGACCGACTGTTGATCTGGTATTGCGCGACGTTTTCTGCCGGTGTGCCGGGTGGGTTGACGGTGACGTGGATGATGATGCTTTTGATGTGGTGGGTGGGCCTTGGCTTTCCGAAGGTGAAGCGCTGCGTCCAGTCGAGGACGTTTGCTGCGGCGGCGGTAGCGACGCGCCCCACTGTTGGCTTGTCGCCTACCCACCGTGCGCCCTTGAGCATGTGCGCTGGGTTGAGCCTGTCCGGGCCGGGTGGCACCCACGAATAGCGGTGCCACTCGAGGTGCAGGTGCGGGGCTACCCCACCGTTGGTGCGCGAGTCGGGGTCGATGCGGGCGATCCGCTGCCCTTCGCGCACAGACTGCCCCACCGTGACCTCGGGGATGACGTGGCCGTAGACCGTCTCCCCGCCACCATTAGATGCGGGGTGGTCGACTGTCACCCACCGGCCAAAACCGGATGCGGCACCAGCGCGGGTGACGGTACCGTCTTTGACGGCGTAGACAGGCTTGCCACCTGACCCGCCGTCTAGGCCAAAATCGGTACCCCAATGGTAGCCACCAGAGCGCGGCCCAAAACCGCTGGTGACGTAAAAGCCCTTTGGCACAGGCATCGTGACCATGTCCTTACCTCCTTTTTGGCATGGGAAAAGCCCCACACATTTGTGCGTGGGGCTAGATCTGGTTGGTGACTAGACGCCGTATAGGCCGATGTTGGTGATGGTGGGTGAGCCGGAGGCGACCTCCGCGGTCAGTGTGAGCGAGTTGGCGCGGCGTGGCACGCCGATCTGCAGCCTGCCCGGTTTCCCCGGCGCAACTTCGACGGTTTGGTAAACGTCCATGATGTCTCCCGCAGTCACCGACAACCGCAGCGCGCCAGTGCCGGTGGTCTCGACCACGAGCTCGCGCATCCCTCCGCCGACTTCGTTCGCACGTCCCAGCGGCACGGTGCAGGACACCTTGTCCGAGGGGTCGCCAGCCCACCCCGCGAGCTTTGGTGTCAGGGATGAACGCCACGACGTGGACGGGTCAGCAACCGCCTGCCCACCCTGGGACAGCACCATTACCTGCCCAGAATCACGCAGCTCGACGACGTAGTCCAGCATTTGCGTGAATGTTTCCAGGCTCATGTAGCCGGTACGGCCAATCTGATGCGGGTGCATCATCAACGTCAGCCCAGTCGTGGTGCGCAGCGCTTCTGCCACCAGGTTCTTCACCTGAGACAAGGTGTACTTCTCCACCCCGTAGTAGCGTGTCTCCGGCACACCCAGGGTGTTGGTGCCGTAGCCGGAGATGTTCCACGTCGCGTAGGTTGACGCGAGGAGCGAGTGCGCGGGGTGCTCGACTCGGGTGTCGGTTTCGCGCCAGGCGTCCCACCACCCCATGTACTGGGTGCCGGTAACACCCGGCATGTCCCACCCATGCACTCGGACGTCTGGCATCACCGCCTCCATGATGCGGCGCGACTCCACAATCTCGCGGTGGAGTTCCTGCGGTGTAGCAGCGTCCTGGTGGGAGTAAGAGTGGGAGAAGATCTCCACGCCGCGGTGGAAGTTGTTCTGCAGGTCTGTCCACGTTTTGCCAGCAGCGGCACTGTCGTCGTTGGAGTAGCCGGGCTGCGGGTTCATCATGTCGTAGAAGCACGCCATGGTGGAAGGTAGGCTGCGTTCGCGCAGCAGGGGAAGGATGTTGTTGTCGAATGCGCCTTGGTTGGTGTCGAAGCGGAAGGAGATGACGGGTTTTCCTCCGGTGCCGATTCGTCCGCCTCGTGATGCTACGAGGTCGCCGTATCGTGCGGCGTGAGCGCCCGCACCGGAGCCCGCAGTTCCTTCCTTAGTCCATGGTGTCCATCCGCCGCCTGCCTTCTGCACACGACGCCAGCACCCAGGGGTGGACACAGGCTCCCACGTCTGCACCACGTACGGCGACGACGTTGACGCCACCCACTTGACCGTCAACGCACCATAATCCGCAGCAGGCAGGCTGTTGTCCTGCGCTCGACCAGCGGTCAACGCCCACACACCAGCATGCTCCTCAAACACCAACTCATCAACAGAAACCCCGACCTCGAGGTTTCCTCGGAACCATTTATCGGTGTTTCCGGCTGTCCATGGTGTCCATCCGCCGCCTGCCTTCTGCACACGACGCCAGCACCCAGGGGTGGACACAGGCTCCCACGTCTGCACCACGTACGGCGACGACGTTGACGCCACCCACTTGACCGTCAACGCACCATAATCCGCAGCAGGCAGGCTGTTGTCCTGCGCTCGACCAGCGGTCAACGCCCACACACCAGCATGCTCCTCAAACACCAACTCATCAACAGAAACCCCGACCTCCAAGTTTCCTCGGAACCACTTGTCGAACGGGTAATTCGCCCCAATCTCCGCGATCTTCTTTTCCAGGGCGGAATTAACTGTGTCCTTAATCCCGAGGTACTCACCAATATCGGTCGGAAAGTTGAGTCCATTGATCACTGCTTCCCACAGTTCCGTCATGCCAGCAGCCGCGATGACAGGCACACTGTCCGACCAGCCGTCACCATCGAGGTACAGCCACGACTTCACACCAGCAGTAAGCGTCAGCCTGATCGTCCCGGACTCTGCGGAGTAGTCGACATGCACCGGTTCCGTGGTGATAAGACCGCCTGCGACCGGGGTGGGGCGCGCTGCTTTCGCGGTCACCGACGTGACCTCCGACACCGGGCGGGCGGTGACATCAGCAAGGGTGCCCTCCACAGTAATTTCAGCCATGTTCAATGTTTCCTTTCATAAGAAAAGCCCCGCGCATAGGCGAGGCGGATGGGTTTAAAACGGACTGTCTTAGAACAGTGGAGAAACGATAATCGTTGGTTGGTTAGACACCGCTGACGCGTATAGCTCGACCCCCACCTTAGCGGGAAGATATTTCACATCCGACAGTTGGCCCAAGCTGTTTCCATCGAGATACGCCAGGGCAGTCTTGTTGAGCACTTCGAGCCGGTACCTGCCTGACGGGAGCCGCAAACACTCCCCTCCCCGCTCCACGGTCACCCACCCAGGCACCGTCGAGGTATCCCACTTCGACCAACTGCCCTGCGGCACACCAGCCACAGCCACAAACGACTGCCTCGGCACAGGCCGTTCTTCCAGCGCCTTCACCCGCTTGGCGAGCTCACCAAACGCCGCATTCGCCGACTCTGCCTTGGCTGCTATTTCCGCAACGACTTCACCTGCCTTGGTGCCGTCGGCTTCCATCTCGGACAGGAACGCTTCGGCTTCTTGCTTGCCGGTGGTATCAAAGTCGGTTTCGACGTGGGTGGTGTCGCTTTTAGATGGCAGGATCATTCACGCGCACCTCCTGGGCCTTAATCCGCATGAGACGTTGCGCTTCTGCAGTGAGCGCGTCGAGCTCCTGCGCGGTGAGCGTGTCGAGTGTCTTGGGGACTTCAACGTCACTCTTCGCGGGGGTGCGAGGCTGGTCAATCGGCATCCATTTGACCGCGTCACCAGCGAGTCCTGTACCGCCCATGAGGTCGAGCTTCACAGCCGGGCCTACCGCGAACGTTGCCGAGTACACGCCGGGTGTGGTGAACTCGCCAACCAATCGCCCCGTGTGTCGCTCAAGACGGATGCCGGGCGGGAGTGCGCCGGAGACGAGACGGACCCCGGCTACCCCAGCACCAGGAATACGCCACGTGACGGTATCCCCAACGGATACTTCCTCCCTGCCGTTTGGTAGCGCGAAGTCCACCGCCCACGCATGCGTAATAAACCGCGCATCCGGCGTGTACAGTCGCGCCCCGAGCTCATCAAACACTAACCGCGCCACCGCCGACTCCCGCCCCTGCGCGACCAGCCCGACGAACATGCCTGCGTACGGGTGCTCACCAGGCGGAAGTTCAGTCGGCACGACCTGCTCGTAATCCACGTGTGTTCCTCCTTTTAGCTTTGTCGAGTGAGATTCAGACGCGCGATGACGGCACGCACCTGCGCAAGATTCTGGGCGAACAGTTCTTCCGGGTTGGCGAGCGCGGCCAAGTTCCCCAGCGAGACCTCCCACCCGACCGGTGTTCCAGGCTCCGACGTCCAGGTGAGCTCGGAGACGTAGGCGGCGTAGACCACGCCCCACGCGGTGACACCGATGGTGTCGCCCAGGTCGAAATCACGCCCCGGCAAATACGGGTCGGGGCTGTCCAGAGTGAACTGGATGGAGACCCCGCCCTCGGTTTCTGTTTTCGCGCCCCATGCTTTCTGCAGCGACTCCATGCTGTTAGCCTCACCCGGTTTAGCGAGCGAAACGTAAGCGCTACGCCCGTAGTGAGCTTGCCTGTTCTTGTCGATGTACTCGTTCAGATTGAGCAGGCGGTCTGCGGTCAGCTCGGCGGCGAGCTCGCCACCACCCTTAATCAGTTCTGCAGTCGGCGGGCCGATACCAGGAACCATTGAGACCAGCGCCGCAACCGTAGTTTTCACACCAATCTTCACAGCCTTGTTCACCAGGTCAGGTGCCTTCCCGCCTACGAGGAAGCGGTGATCGGTTGACTTTCGTATCGTGACCTCCGGCCCCTCCGGCAAGGTGTAGACCACCCAGGGGGCGCGCCCGTCACGCTGCCGCAAACCAACGTCAGTGAAGTCAACCACGCTGGTGATCGCGTCATCCGAGCTGATCTTGCGTCGCAGGTGACGTAGCCCCTGTCCGACGAAACCGGCTGCTCCGGTGACTGTGGCGCGCGGTGAAAAGTCAATCACCACCGTCGGCAACTGCAGCTTGGTGTGCTGCGGGAAGGGCTGCGCGTCCCCCGGCCACCACAGGCGCGCGATAGGCAGAATGCCCGCCGCATCCCACGTGCCCTTCACCAAGTCCCACGCGTTATCCCACCGTGCGGAAATCTCGCACCATTCCGAGTCATTGCCGGATTCGATGGGCGAGCAGATGATGGGGTGCATGTTCGGCTGCAGGGCAGACCATCTTTCGGTCTTGGAATACCCGTCGGTCATCCACCTGCTGTCACGCAACATCGACGGCTGGAAATAGCCAATCAAGTTACGCCCAATCAGCTTCCGACTTACCTTCTCGGCTGGCCCGTCCTGCGTGTCCTGCCACTGCGCCTGCACAACCTTCGACCTATTGGATGGGTTCGCCCACAGTGGCAGGTGCTTCAAGTGCTCAATCAGGTCCACACCAGTAACCGTGACCCTAGCTGGGTTATCCTGCCCGCCCTCCGGCACGATCTCCAAAATGCGGTAGCAGCGCCGGTCCAGACCGGGGCGCTCCACCACGATATGCACCGCCGAATGCAAAAGCGCATCCAGCGTCGGCACATCATCCAAATTCCCCAGGTCATTCGTCAGCAGGTAGTCGACCACGGGGTTGCGTACCCCGCCGTCGAGCTCGCCGGGCAATACCATCTTCATGCTGCCAGTCTCAGCAAACACGCTCGGCCACTCGGCACTAAGCCAGTCCTCCACGTCCATGATGGGCACCCAGTCCTTATCGACGAGGCCCACCCACTGGCCGTGCGCCTCGGCCACCGCTTCTCGGTGCGCCTTGTGTTGCTCCCAAGAAACCACGCAATCACCTCCACGGGGTCAAATAGCGCGGGGTTGCCCACAGCTCAAGGCCAGGCCCCAGCTCGAACGAATACACACGGTGCGGGGTGAGCGTCTCGCCGACGAGCACACCACGCAGCGACGACCACGTGCCGGAGTCCACCCGCCCGTCCTCCGTTGTCACCTGGCCCTGCATACCCCTATCCAGGTTGATAAACCGAGGGCCAAGCTTCGCAGGCCCAGTGGAGTCATTGCCAGGAAGGCGGATAATGTAGTCATCCATCCAGCTCCCCGGCGACGACGCGGGCTTGGTCGACAAGGACACTTTCAGCTCCGACGGCAACCGAAACTCAGTCTCCGTCTCACCGTCCCACCAAAGGCGCAGCGACGGCGCGAGATCACCCGGCACCGCAACCTCAAACGCACCCGTACGCCGGGTGGTTGGCCCGCGCCAGAACCCGTCCAGGCACACGAAATGCACGGTCTCCTCATGCAACGTCGCACCAGCAGGGTCACCCGGCACATCACTGAAACTGAGCAGCCGCACACGCGCCTCACGGTTCCCGCCATCACGCGCCACGACCTTGAGCTTCCCGTCCTCAAAGTGCGACCACGCACGCCGCCAATCACGCACCGTGTCCGGCAGACCACCAGGCCCAGGGCGAACGGTCACATCCAGCGACCCGTCGAACTCCGGCACACGCCACCCCGTAGCACGCGCACCAAACCGGTTCACCGACTCAGCCAAGGAAAAATCCACCTGCCCCACACCACCGGAGAATCCGTCCTCCTTGAGCACCACCCGCTGCTCATCCGCCTCAGCGTCAAGCATCGAATGCAAAATGAACTGCTCCCCCGGCGAATGCGGCGCGGTGTAGGTCACCTTGTACCCAGGCTCAACCAAGTCAACGCCTGCGTGCCCGCCGCCGAAGCGCACCGGAGCGACCATCTAGAATGCACCTCCTCGTGTCGTCACCGCCATCGCAGGACGACGATTCTTAAAATCAGCCAGATCGCGCTCGTTAATCTCGACGCGGCCCTCCACGGCGTCGACGCGCTTACGCAGCACTTCCTGGCCGTCCAGGTTGACCACAACAGTCACCCCGTCCTCACCATTCAGCCCGCCACGTTTAATGTCGCGCCACTGGTCACCGTTGAAAACCGGCTCCGGCTCGTTCGACAGGTTCACGGCGATGCCGCCCGGTTTGAGCCACCCGCCCTGGTCGAACACGCCGACCTTGTCGAGCAGGGACTCAGCCGCGCCCATCTGCTGGCCGTACCGCGACGGGAACGCCGACACCTGCACCTTCTGCGCTGCCGCGCCAGGGTCCATCGACCTGTAATCAAAGCCCTTGAGCTTGTCGAAGAACATGCCCGCCGAGTCAAACGGCGTCATGCGCTCCTTGACCGTGCCCCAGGCACCGTTATCACGCTGCTGGAACAAACCAACCGAGTCGTAATCCGAGCCGATAGCGTCATGCCGGAAGTTCAACGACTCCGGCACCGCACGGTTCGCCCACATCTTCAACGGGTCACCAGACTCCACCAGCGCCGTCGCGATACCAATCTTCGCAGCCAGCTTATCCAGCCCCATGTCCTTCGCCTTGCGAGCAATCTCACCCGCGAAGAACTCCGGGCCCCAGTCCGGGCCCTTGAGCTTCTCCTCCTCCGCCGGGGTGATCACCGCCGGGGCCACAGTCTTATCAACCGGCTCCGTTGGCTCCTCACGCCGGGAGGAAGTCGGCACCTGCACCTGCTTCTCCGTGATGATGGAATCACCGGACGGTAGCCAATCACTTGGCTTGCCGAGAAGCGCCTTCTCGAGCAGACCATCGGACAGGCCCGCCATATCCAACAGGCCTGCGGTGAGGTGCTCGACTACGGACTGGTCGCCCAGCTCGTCCGCCGCAGTGGCGATAGCTGCCTCCTGCGGTGACAGCTTCACCGTCTCCGTCGACGTGCCCGGCGCGGACGTGCCACCGGTGACCAGCGAGGCGTCAATCTCGCCCGTCGCGGCCATCGGCAGAATCTCGTTCATCTTCGGCGGCTCAGGCGGCTTATCCTGCAGCGGAATCCAGAACCGATCCGTGTACTGGGAGTGACGAGCACCAGCAGCGGCACCACCAATCTGGCCGTTACCACGCCCGCCACCCATCTCGACATTGGTTGCCTTGCCGGACGCTTCGTAGATCGTGCCAGACGTGTGGCCACCGTAAGGCCCGCCGTTGAAAAACCCGACCTCGAAAGCGGACTTACCCGGCGAGGTGCCCGGCGTGAAGCCCATGCTGGAAAGCACCGAGCCCTCGTTGCCCGTGGCGAATTTACGGCCCACGATGTCCATGCCGACGATGAATGCAGCCAGGCCGGAGATCATGCCCGAGCAGTCACCCCAGTTGCCAAGCAGGCCACCACCCCAGGTGTAGGGGTACCCCTCGAGCGGCGCGGGCCCCTTCTTGCCCCGGACGCTCTTGCCCCAGGCAAAATCGAGCACTTCCTGGGAGGAGACTACGCCGCCGTCGGCGTAGCCCGGCAAATCCTTCATGGAGATTCTGCCGGAGTTGATGTCCTGCAGAAGCGGCAAGTTATCCTTCGTCGCCTCACGGTTAACGACGTACTCCCGCGGCTCAATCCGAGCCACAGGAACACCAGCAGAATCAATCCCAAAAATCGGGTCACGCTGCGAATCAGGAATACCCGGAATCGCATGAATATACCCACCACGGGCATACCCAGGCACCTGCCCACCAGTCGCAATCCCAGGCACAAAACGAGCCACGCCATCAGGCATGACCTCACGAATCGCGTTACCAACCTGCCCAAACATCGACTTAATGCCGTTGATCAAGCCGCTGATGATGTTCTTACCGGCGTTGACCAACCACGTGCCAGCGTCAGCGAAAGCGGACTTCACCTTGCCCGGCACCTGGGCGATGGTGTTCACCATCTCCTGAATCTTGCCGCGCACCGCACCAACAGCCTCGGACGCCTTACCCTTGATCGCGTCCCACGCAGCGTTGATCCCGTTCTTCGCGGACTCGAAGATGTTCTTCCAGCCCTCAACCTCACGGTTCCACGCCCAGAACACCACCGTCTTGATGGTCTCCCACACCGCGACGAACGTGTCCTTCAACCACGTCCACCCACCGGTGACCGCATCAACCGTGGCCTGCCACCCGTCTTGAACCCCCTCAACAGTGGCATTCCACGAATCGAACACCGCAGACTTGAGCCACTCCCACCCCGCCGACAGCGTTTCCGTCAGCCACGTCCACCCCTCGCCAATAGCGGTGGTAAACGAGGCCCACATCTCCCGGCCAGTCTCGGTCTTGGTGAAGAACGCCACTAGACCAGCCACTAGGCCAGCAATCGCAATGGTGACAAGCGCAATCGGGTTCGCAGCCATCACCATGTTGAACGCCGCCTGCACACCGGTCATCAACTTCGTGACACTAGACAGGCTCTTGAACCACTTAATCAAACCGCCAGCGGCAATAATCTTCTGCTGGAAAGCAACCGCCGCCAGCCCACCGGCCACAACGGTCAGACCAGCCCCCAACGGCAGCAGCCAATCCTTGCTCTTCTGCACCCACTCGGCAAAGTCCTTCACCGCATCGAGAGTGAACTCAAAAGCACCCTGAGCACGGTCCAAAGCCGGAACCAAAGAGTCAAAAACCTGCGTCGCGATAGGCTCCAATGCCAACATGGCCTGGTTCTTAAGCTGGTCCCACTTTTCCCCGAAGTCTGCAGTCTCCTCCGCTAGTCCCCCAATCGTGTCCGACGTGGCACCGGTCGCATCCATGAAATCATCCACAGACAGCGTGCCGGTCTTCACCGCATCCACGAACTGGGCAGCACCACGAGAACCGAAAATGCCGGACGCCATATCAATCGCAGCAGCATCATCGCCCGCGCTGATAAGGTCTTCAATCGACCCGATGGTCTCCTTGAGCGCTTCCGGAGCGTCACGCCCTTCAGACGCAAACTCCGCCAGCGCACGCTGCATCGACTGCAGCGTCTTATCCGCATCCAGACCGGCCTTATCCATCTGGCCCACCAGAGCGGCAGAATCGGACATGGAGAACCCAAACCCGCGCAACACAGGTCCGGCCTTCACTGCCGACTGCGACAACTCGCTAATCGTCAGACCGGTCGCCTGCGACACCTGGAACAACTCATCCAACGCGCCCGGCATGTCCTTGGCCTCAATACCAAAGCCAGACATGGCCTTCGATACCTCGTTGATGTCCGCATCGACACCCAGGTTCTGCAGCTGCATGAACTGCGCCGTCATCTCCTCGAGCGGCTCACCAGTCAAACCAAGGCGCGTATTCAGATCCGCAAGCGTCGAACCAATAGCCCCCATATCAGAGCCAACGCCAATGGACTCGCCAGCGACCTTGCGCATCGAATCCTGCAGCTCCTCAAACGCAGCGCCACTAGCACCAGTGCCCGCACGAATCGTGTCATACGCATCATCAAACTGGGCACCAATGTCATACGCGGCCTTGCCTGCAGCACCAACCGCACCGACCACCACGGCACCAGCCGCCGCGATCTTGCCCAGCGACACCTCAAAGCCCTGGCCCTTACCGTCAGCATCAGCCGCAGCGTCGCCAAACTCCTTGGTCGCACTGGTGGCTTCATCCGTGGCATTCTCGAGGTCTTTCTGCGCCGCCGCGAGAGAATCAGAGGCACGCTTCGATTCAGCCATGGCCTTCTCGACGCCGCGCTCGGCCTTCTCCACATTCTGCGCGGCAGTTTCAACCTTGGCGCGCTTGTTGAGCACATCCGCCTCAGCCTTCGCCAACTGCTCAGAACTGGCCTTGCCGGACTTCTTCATGTCGGCAAGCTTCGACTCCGCAGCCTCCAACTGCTTCGCCGCGGCCTGCGACTTCAACACCTCAGAGTTACGCTTCGCCTCGGCATCAGCCAACTCCTCCGAGGACTTCTTCACACGGTAGTTGGCCTTCTCAACGCGCTTCGCAGCATCATCAGTGCCCTTGGTGATGCCCTTCTCGATGGAGTCGCCGGCCTTCTTCGCCGCCTTCGACGCCGGAGCCAGAAGCTGCGACTGCAGCTCCTTGTTAATCCCCGAGAGCGAAATAGTGGTAGGCAAAACGGCATATCCAGCTGCGCCTGCCATGAGCGAACACCTCCAATGAAAAGAGCCGCAGGGCTTATCCTGCGGCGTTGAACTTTCGTGCTTTCTCGCGTGCCCGCTTCATCGCTTGATCGCGCTCCTTCGCGCGGCGCTGGCGCTTGAGCTGCTCCCAACGCGGGTGCTGCGATCCGTTGAGGCTTGTCCAGATGTCCATCAGCACCGACGAAATCTCACTGACAGGCGGGCGATCTTGCATCGCGGAGTGGAATAGTGACTCCGGGGGTAAGTGCTCGGCAAGTAGCAGCATGCGTCGCAACGTCATGCGAGACGCTCCCCCGCCCTCGCGGTAGAAGTCGCGGTAATCCAGGTGGTAGAAGCGTTGAAAATCGACCTCCACCAAGTCCTCATGCTCGGCGATGAGGTACATGAGTTCTATTTTCCCTGGCGGCGCTTACCCCACGCTTGGAAGACCTGCTGAAACTCGTCAGCAGACAGGCCAGCGTCCATGAGGTTAAACACTTGGTCTTCACCAATGATCGCTTCAATCACGCTTGGGATGTATTTCTGGGCGTAGCGCTCGTGGAAGACGAACATCATGCCTGCGGGTGCGGCGTCGCGGGTCCATCGGTCTTCGACTTCGATTTCTTTACCGTCGATGGTGATGGTGAACGTGGGGTACTCGACGTCCCCGTCTACCTCGTCGTCGGTGGTGGTTTCTTCGATGACCTCGGCCTGCGCCCCAGTAGCGTCCTTCGGGTCAATGGCATCGTCGGTCTTTTTCTTGCGAGCAGTCATGGCAGACCCTTTCACATTGAATTATAAGGAAACGATTAGGCAGACCATTGGTTTGGGGTGGGGGCAGTCTGCCATGTTCCCCTACCCCATCGGGTTAACCCCCAGAGCCATCCTCAGCGTCAGCAGCAGCGCCGCGAGAAGGAGCCTCCTCCGCAGCATCACCAGATTCATTCTTCGCAGCCGAGAAGCGAATGACCTCCGGCAGATCATCCGGCGTATCGTCACCCTTCAGACGCAGGTAGTCATACAAAGCGCCGTACTGGTCCTTACGGATCTCAGCCTTAAACTGCATCACCGAAGCACCATCGTCATTGCGCTCATTACCACCGTCGGCGTACACCAGAGCGCGGCGGCGCGACACGTCGATGTAAATGTCACCGAAGCTGTTGGTGGTCTTGAACGCGATGAAGCCCTCCGCGGGGTTCTCCGGCGCGAGCAGCACGCCCGGCGCGCCCTCCTTGAATACGGAGCCAGGCCACAGCAGTGGGAAGGTCACATCGTTCATCTCGAGCGCGTCGAAACCGCGAGTGTCCTTCTTGAACTTGTTGTTCATCAGCTGCAGCACGCCGCCGAACGAGTTGATCTCGGTGCGGTCAACCTCAGGCTCCTGCGAGATCGCAGAACCATCATTGAGCAGGCCAATGAACTTCCAGACCTTCGGGTCGAACGACCCGTCCAGGCCAACCTGCGGGTTATCGTCGGTCGACCAGTAGACTTCGGCGTCCTTCCAGACGTCAATAAACCGCGCGCGGTCCGTCTCAAGAGACGTCGTGCCCTGATCAGAGTTAGGAGAAGTCATCTTGCGAATCCTTTCTTAGTAGATGAAGCTGCGACCGTAATGGCCGCGACCCAGCCCTTTATGTCCTCGTCCTTCACCACGAGGAACGGGCCGGGGGATATACGAAAACCCCCAACACTGTGGGGGTTGAGAAGCCAGGCGTCGATCTCGGCGGCGACGCGCCGAACCTCTGGCTCAAACTTGCCGTACACGTTGACGCGCACGTTCTCAGTCGACGTAGCGCGCGCCGAGCGCGGTGAACCATCACTTGACACCGTCACTACCGGGCCGTCATCCACCGACCACCCGTGCGGGATCGCGGCGGTAACCCGAATCGACTTCGGCATCACACCGCGCAGCGCGCGGCGGATGACCTCCGGGGCGTTTCTCTGAATAAACGACTGTCGCATGCCCGTCACCTCTGGCTGTAGCGATGTACATCCAGGCCTTGCGACGCTGCAGCACGGGTCAGCGTGCCGTACTTCGCCTGCATCGCCAGACCCTTCGCATGAGCAAGTGTTACGAGCGCGACAGGGCGACCATGACTATCGGTCTTTTCCGTCACAGTGACGGGAACGTCACCATCCACAGCGGACGCGACCGCCTGAGCTTTCGCCGCGAGCTGAGGCGCAAGACTAGTCAGATTGTCCTTGTACCACTGGTCAGGAATATTCAACCGGGGCTTACCGACCTTCGCCACTAGCCCTCACCCCTCACGCAATCAAACACCAACGATGGTCGATGACGCCTGTACGCAGGGCGACGATGAGCCGACCAGTCCCACGCGGTGATACGCACCTGGTACCGCTTACCCCGAACAGTGACCTCATCACCATCAGCGACCTCAGCGCCAGGCGGTGCCCACACGCGCAAAATATCGCGAGTGCCCTGCTTGTCCTCATCCGACATTTCCGTCAGAGACAATGGCTGCACCGACTTCACTGTGACCTCACGGTCAGGCTCACCCGGCACCGGGTACCCGTCATCATCCACACCACCAGCAGCACCATGCACAATGATCATCTCGGCCACCATGCACCCCGCTCACTGAACTCAGCACCACGAATCGCAGTGCGCTGCCCGTACGGAATGACACGGCCACCACGTCCACGCGGGAACCCGCCAACCCCGAGCCCCAGCAGGTCAAGGATCGCATCGTCAATCCCCACTCCACCCCAGTGGAACTTAATCCCCTGGGAGTAGGTGACCGCATCGGCTTCCTGCCCAGTCGAAGAAGACACAGAGGCCACACCGACGTTGTCGCCGATGAGCACCGCTTGGAATACCATCGCGCGCACTGCTTGCTTCGCCGCGAGCTGTAGCCACCGAGAACTGGCGACTTCTTGCTGGAAGTCTCTCCCGCGGCGGGCGAATTCCAGCTCAATCAGCTCGAACGCTTGGTTAATAAGCGCCTTGGCGCGCTCGCGCTCCTCGTCCAGCAGAGGGCGCGGGAAAACATCAGCAACATCATCAACTGAGATATTCACTTTGCCCTCCCTCCTCCTGGTCTTAGCGCGACTGGTTCACGGTCTTCGTGATGAAGCCCATGATTTCGTTGCGCTTGGTGAGACCGGTGAGCTTGATGCTGTTACGCCGGGCGTACTCTTTCCACTCCGCAGCGGGAGCGGTCTTCTTCGGCAACGCGGGGTACCCAGACGCAGGAGCGGCTTCCGGCACCTCCGGTTTCGCGGCTTCCCGAGTAGCCTTCTCAGCCTCCGGTTCGTCTGGCTCTGTGGGAGCGGTGGCAACCACCCCCATTCCGGCGAGCACGTCGAAGTCCTTCTCATCAACCTCGATGACCTCACCGGAGCGGTGCACCACCGTCGACCCGAACGGGTAGCGGACAGCCTTAGCAAGCAAAACTTGCTTCATGCCGCACCCCTCCCTAGATAGCGCCGGTGATCTTCACCAGCGCCTTCGGGGCACGCACAACCAGAGAACGGAAGTGCACGTAATCGGAGCGCCAGGACAGGCGCGGACCACCCATACCGGACTGGCCACCCTCCTCGTACCAGTCGGAGAAGCGCGCCTCCTCAGCCTCGAAACGGGTGCCAAGACCACCGGTAAGCGTCTCAGAGATGACGTAAGCAACGCCGTCTTCCATGCCGTCATCGACCACCAGGTAGAACTGCTCGCCGATGATCGGCTGCTGGCCGAGCGGGGTAAAGCGCGGGTCAGCGTGCGCCATGTCGCCCACGTACAGGTCAGTGACCTGCTTGTTGCGCTTCAACGCGTTAATCGTGCGGCGGTTCGCCCACACCCACTTACCGGCGTAGCCAAATCGACGCCCCTCATCGTCGACCGCACCTGCGAGCAGGTCGTCAGCAGCGTACAGGTCGTCCATTGCCTTCGCGTCGGCAGTGTTCCACTTCTGCGGTACCGGCAGCTCCTCGACCAGGTCGTCCACCGCCGCGAACGCCGCGAGCGCGTCACGACCATTCTTGCGGCGAATCTCCGCAGCTCGACCAAGAAGCTCACGCTGCACCGCAGCACCAGAGGTGAAGTTGCGCTGCCCGTAGGACACTCGCACACCAATGCCAGAAGGCAACAGATCAGTGAAGCGGCGCTCACCGCGAGACGGGTCACCAACCGGGATCTCCGCGAACTCCGCAATGGTCTGGGCTTCCTCGTCCAGGCCCGGCGCGGAATCCAGGTTGTAGCCGACGGTGAGCTTGCCGTCCGTGTTGAACGGGTCGAAGACCAGGTTGTACGCCTGCTCGCCTTCCAGAAGCTCGTTGATTGCCCCCTCGATGAGCTCCGAGGAGGTCAGAATATCCTCAACGGACAGGTCCTTGAGGTCGTCAAAATACGAGTTGTGAGTGCTCATGTGTGTTCCTCCTAGGATTCTGCGCCTGCAGCAGTTGCAGGCAGCTGGTTGAGGATGGTCAGGGTCTTGCCGTTCTCCGTCGCGCGTACTGCGACGCCGACCTGGACGGAACCGGTAGCGGAGGCCTTGCCGTCAGCTGCGGCGAAAACGCCAGCCCCGGCCTTGATCTCGCCATCGGTCTCGAGCTTCACCGCAGCGGGCCCGTAGTGCACCGCGATAGTCGCAGCGCCCGGCTCCTTCGGCTCTACTCGGCCCGCTTCGGTCACAGCACCGAACACGGCACCGGACGCGCCAGCGTGCTTAATCTTGCCGTTCTCATCCACAGTGACGAGACGGAACTTCTCGGTGTCGGCCGCGATCTCGAACGAGATGGGGCCGGAGCGGAAAGTCGGGTTCGACATTTACTTGTTCTCCTTCTTGCACTGGCGGTTCGCCGCGGCCTTTGCACGCAGCTTCTCAACCTTGGTCATGTTGGCTACGTCACCGGAGTGGCCGATTTCCTCAACGGGGACAGCGACGTTCTTCGGTAGCCCGCCCCATACCTTCTCCGCGGCGACAGGGTCTGCCTGGTACGCAGCAATTGCCGCCCCACGGTGTCCTGCCGAGTAGCGCCCCTCGCGGATGTGACGGTCAACCTTGTCTTCCAGTTCGCGGCGCTTGTCCTCCGCGAGCTTCGCGGAATACTTGGCACGGTCTGCCATGTACTCGTCCCACACAGCGCGAGGTACGGTGACCACATCAGTGCCCGCTCCACCCTCGTCACCATCGGTGGTGAATGCAGGTTCGGTAGCCTCTCCCTCGGCAGGCTCCGACAGAGAGCGCACCTTAAACGCCACCGGCACCTCCGTGGACTCGTTCACCGTCACAGTCACAGTGACTACATCGCCTGGCTCAACACCAGACGGCGCATGCGCGGTGACCACACCAGTGGACTCGTCCACGGTCACATCCCAACCATCAGGGGCCGCAGACACCGCGAACACCAGACCAAGCGCGCCGGCATCACCGGTGGACTCGCCGTCCACATTGGCGACCGTCGGCTCAACAGTCACGCGCTCTGTTGGGGCCACGCCGGTCTCTTCCGGGTAGGTCACATCAACTTCGCCGGAGACAGTGACCTGCTCATTAAAAAAGCCGGCGAGCTTCTCGCGAAGCGCGTCCGGCTCAACACCCAGTTCCTGGGCGAGATTCTTGATGCTCATCGCATCTCCTTCCTGCCCATCACTGGGCTTAGTTGTTTCGTCCCCCGATACCGACCGGGTGACGGGCGGCGGCGGTGCCGCCGCCCGGTTCGCGAACTTGAACCGGCGGCGCATCGCGGCGGTTGGTGTGTGCGCATCTGTCGCGGGATTCGCATCCACAACGCGGTCTGCCAGGCCAGCGGCCACGGCTTCCTCGGCGGTGTACCAGGTCTCCGCGCTCATCGCGTCCAGCCAATCGTCAACTTCGCCACCGGCCTTACTGGCGTAAATATTCGCCAGCTTAAGATCCTGGCGCTCCAAGTCCGACAAAGTCTTTCGAACATCGTCCGCATTACCGTCGGTGAACGTCCACGCGCGGTGAATCATCAACTCAGACGAAGGGCGCATAAGCACCTCATCAGCACCACCAACAGCGATAAACGACGCTGCCGACGCCGCCAACGACTCCACGATGACAGTCACCCTGCCAGGGTGGTTCTTCAAGGCGGTCATGATGTCGATGCCCTCGTACACATCGCCGCCCCCGGAGCTGATGCGAACCGTGACGTCCCCATCGACTTGTGAGAGTTGGTCCATCACCGTCTTCGCCGTAATCGCGTTCTCAGGCTCCCACATGTCAGCCCCAATCGGGCCGTACAGAAGTATCTCGGTCATTTCTGCACCTCCTGTTGCTTCTTTGCCTCGTCGCTGGTTTCTAGCTCCTCGCCGGACAGCGTCACCCCGAGCTCTTCCTCCGCGTCCGTCAGCGACTTCTTCGCTTTGAGGGCTTCGTAGAGCGACCGTGCCGCCGGGATGCGGAACGTGGAGCGCACCCACTGCTCAAGGTTCGGTTCCTTCGTCAGCACACCTTGTGCCGCAAGCTGCGACACGTCACCCGGTGTCAGGTCCTTCTGCACCTGAATCCGCGTCGACGTGATCAGCGGAACCGGGCCGTCATAATCCGGGAAAGCCACCGCAACAAGGTCTTCAACGATGTGCTGCGACGCGATATCAGCAATCCACTCGGCCATTGACTGCAGCCCCTGGATGAACTCACCCAGCTGAACGTTCGCCAGAGCGTACGACCCACCCGCACCGGTCAGGTTGAGGTGAGTAGCGTTGCACGCAATCGCGATCTGGGAGGCGTGATACTGCATTGCCTTCTCGATATCCGGCAACGTGCCAGACACACCCTCCACAGGCATATCCGCACCGGGCGGCAACGAATACGCAGTGACCTCACCCGCGGCGTAGGACTCGGCGAGTTCCTGCCCCCGGTTCAGCTCCTCTTGCACCTGCGACCTGTCAGTGAGATCAGATGCCTTGTACTTCGGAATACCCATGCCGTTACGCTGCATCACCAACGAGTTGAGCTTCTCCATCTTCATTAGCTCAAGCCAGTTATTCCTAGCCGGGGCAAAAACGCTCGACCCCTGCCACGTGTCGTCCCGTCGCCCGTGCCTGTACGCCACCAAGCGGTCAACCGGAATGAACGCGTCCTTGCCACCCTTCACCCCGCGCTGGGTGATGCCGACAAGTCCACCGTCGTCCGCGACGTGGATCTTACGAATGGAGACGTTGGGGCGCGGCGCGAGCTTCCGCAGATGAAACCTTCCGTCGTCCCCCATCTCGTAGACCTGCTCAAAAAACGCCACACCGGTGAACACCGCTTCGAGCGCCATTTTTAAGTGCTCGTCCCACGACACGCGGCCAGTGCGCCGCGCAACCTGCCCGTCCTCGCCCTTCACCGGCAGTCGCAAATCAGTCGAGACCAACTCAACCACCTCTGCAGGCGCGCCGTTTGGCTCCACCGACCACGCGGCCTGCTCAATCGGCTTACGAATCGCGTTCTCAACCTGGGCAACCTTCGCCGTGGAACGCATCTCCGCGAACTCAACCTGCTGCGTAGCCCAAGACACTGCATGCGACCTACCGACACGCGGCGACCACGCAGGCGACGACGCGTGACCAATCTCGCGAACCATCACTTTGTCAGCCAACGAGCGCACCTCCCATCAACGATTTCCTTGAGAACACGGGGAACGTGCCCACCGGGTTCTTCTTCTCAACCTCGACTTGCTTGTACGGGACCTGGAACTCAGCGATGAACTTGTTCAACGCCCACAGCGCGAACGTGCCAGCGACGAGCACAGACACATCACCAGAGAAACGTTCAATCGACGGGTACCGTCCGGCACCATCACGCACCGTGGCGACGCGCAACGCGCCCACCCATTCCTGCGCCCCGTCATGGGTCAGGCGACCATCAGCAACGGCTTGCTTCATCTCACGAAGCGCGCCAGCGACCATGCCACCGTTTAGCAGCACAGGCTCAATACCAACCGCCAACAAGTGCGACACGAGCACGCCAGCCGGAGAGTCCTTATCCAGCACCACCGCAGCAGGGTCATCATTCTCAGCAACGAACCGGCGAATAGCTTCCACCGTCTCGTCCACCACGAACTTCTTATCCCCAGGCCGCTGCTCAAGATGCACACCGCGTGACGTCTGCCCCGCAGACACAAACGTCACCGACTCGCCATCAGGCGACACTTCCACCGCGAGCACACAATCACCAACAGCAACACGACGATCCACAGCCAGATCCCCCCAACGCTCCAACGGCACAATAGGCTCAAAATCATCACCGAGCTCATCGACCCACTGGCACAACCGCTCAGTGCGGAACGTTGCTTCCAAAGTCGACTGCCTCTCCGCATGCAACGTCGCCATGGTGATGCGCCCATTGCCGAGGTCAGGGTTCGCCTGCTTCCATCCCTCGACATCGTCAATATCTGCCGACGGGTCCGCAGACCACTCAAATAGCGCCATGCGAGTATCACGCCACGTGCCCTCATCAATCGGCTGCTTTGCCAATTCGCGGTAATCACGCAGCACCACCGAGTGGCCCACCCCAGCATTCGACGTCGTCACAATCAACCCGTTATCCGGCACTGTCGTTGTTGCCTCCAACGAGTTGACACCCGTGAAGTCCTTCTGAGTACGCAGCTCGTCGATGTAAAGCAAGTCCACCGTGTCGCCACGGCCCGCGTTCTCATCAATCCCCACCGGGCGATAACGCTGCCGCTTCCCCTTCGTCCACATCGCCTGCGCACCCTTAGAGTGATCAACACGCCCAAGAATCTTCTTCAACTTCGAGTCGCGCTCAATCTCAAGAAGAATCTCATTCCACAGGTCAATCGCCTTATTCAACGTCTGCGCAGCAGCCATGACCTCAGGCATCCGCTTCCGGAAAATCGCCCACTTAATGAGCTTCTTCACCCAATCGGTCTTACCGTTCTGCCGGGCGATCAAAATCACGATCTTCGTGAACCGCAAACGCCCATTCGGAATAGGACGACCACCACGAACAGGGGCAGGGCCATACAGACGCTCCACCTTCGCGATCTCAGCCGCCGGGTCATCCTCAAGCATCGCGAACTCGAGCGCCTTCTCCTTCGTCAGCACCTCAAGCGCATGCATCGACAGCCACCGCTGGTAATCAGACAGCGGCTCCCCCAGAATCTCGTCGCAGAACCACACCATATCGTGGCCCCACGTCGCCTCCGGCTCCTCAAGATCACGTAACGGCGGCGTGAATACCCGCGGCAACGTCAACGCCACGACCATTCACCCCCAAACTTAGAACTCCTCATCCTCCTGGACATCCTCATTCAGCCCCAACTTCTGCTTCCCCTCCGGGTTCAGGCCCAGACCAGTCAAAACCTTGTTCAGTGTCGGCATCGGCCCGAAAGACGTCTTAGAAATCGCGTCCGGATCGCCAGACTCACGCGCCTCGTCGATGATCGTCGCCAGGTGCAGCGCCAGATCCACCGAAGCCTGATCTGAATCCACCAGGTGATCGGCAGACTCCACTGCTTCAAGCACTGACTCGACCATCGAGCGCAGCTCATCCTGCTCAAATTCCATCGCTATGCCTCCTTATCGCGCGCGCGACCCCCTAGTTTCCGCCAGAGAGAGAATCTCTGACTGCAGGCGGACGGGGCGGTGTCTGGGGATGGGGGGGTCCAGATTTTTTGGGCACCCCCTCCCCTGGCGGGGTGGTGGTTACCAGCGGATGTGGTGGCCTCCTGGCCAGTCGAGGGTGTCCCCCGTGCCGTTGTCTACGGTTTGGCCGTGTTTGGCGTACCAGTCTGGTCCGTGCTTGACCCAGGTGCCTTTGCCTTTGCCGTTGAGTGTGCGGTTGCAGCGGCGGTGGATGAGGCGTTTGGGTGGTTGGGTCTTGTCCCTGTCGATGTGGTCGGCTTCGAGTGGTGCGCCGTCGAAGTTTTTGGCGGGGTCGCGGAACATTGGGCGTGCGCAGTATTCGCATTCTGTTCCGTCTATGAGGTTGTGGAGCAGGTTTTTACGTGGGATTTGCTGTTGTCGGTATCCGTAGCCGCGTTGTGTTGTTGTGGCTTGCTTCTTTTTGGTCTTGAGGTTGTGGTGGTTGAGTTGGACTGCCCAGCCTTTGGCTTCGAGTTGGGTGGTGAGCCATTCTCCGAGTGCGACGCTGCGGTGTCTGCCTGCGCTGCAGGTGATGCTGATGGTGGGTGGTTGCAGGGCTTCGATGGTGGCGAGGTGGCGTGCGAATTGGTCGGGTACGCCGGGTTGGTCTAGGAGCCATTGTTGGACGTTGGGGTCGCGCCCGTCGCGTGGGCGTAGCCAGGGCTCGTCGTGTGGGTTGGGTAGTGTGCTTGCGTCGATGTAATGGGTGGCGCGTGGTGTGCGTCCTTGTTTGCCAGTGGTGATGCGTGTGTGCATGTTTCACCTCCCGGTCGTATTGGCGCCCCGCTCAGGATTCGAACCTGAACATCTTGAGGCGGGTTGCGCACCATGCGCGACGCTTCCCTAAGGTGCCCAGGCCACCAGCACCACCGCAATGACATGACCGCCCGGCCTGGGCACGACAAAAGACCCGTCAGGAACTGACAGGTCTTTCGTGCGCAAGCATAGCATACGGTCGCGGAAATACATCAATGGTGCGCACGCTTATCGGAGTATTCGCGTGCGGCCTCGATGAGATCACCGAGGCGGTAGTGAGTTGTCCCTTCTGCGGTGGTGTATGGGGTGACCCGCCCTGATCGGCCCCAGTATCGGATCTGGTCGCGGGTGAAGTGTTTACCGACGGCGGCGGAGACGAGTGGTGCGAGGTCGGCGGCGGTGCCGAAGCCTGTCGCAACGGTATCGACGGGTAGCGCTTTGAGGTTTTGCCCCCGGTGGTGGTGGATGCGGCGAGTGAGGTAGCGGTGTTGGTCGCGCAGTAGTTCGGTGAGTTCGTCGACGGCTGGGAAGTGTTCGGCGATCTCGGTGGCGTGGCGGGCGATGTGGGCGCAGAGTATTCCGGGGGCAAGGTGCTCGTCCAGGTATCCGGCTTGGTTTGGTGTGTGGCGTGGCGCGGTCGTGTAGGCGAGGGCGTCTGCTGCCACCATCCTTAGCCCGCCCGGTGCCCCGTTGTCGTCGTTGCGCCAGAGTTCGTATTCGATGCTGAAAGCGTGGTCGTTGTCGGGGCTGGGTGATCGTGAGCCACCTTGGGTGCGCATGACGCGTTCGCTGGTGGGGCGCTCGGGTGTCCATTTGAGTTCTGCGAGGGCGGCGTAGGTGTCGGCGAGTTGGCGGGCTGCGTGGTGGAGGTCTTGTGCCGTTGTCACTGTGTGCTCCTGGTGGTGTCGCTGGTGTCCTTGTTGATGACTTTGACGCGTACTTGGCGACCGTTGTAGGTGAGATTGTGGACGATTTGTCCGTAGGTCTCGTCCATGAGTTGGTCGTAGATGGGGGTTGGTTCTTCGAGGCTTGGTGGTGTGTGCATGGCTAAGTGAGGATGGTTGCAATGCTTGCGATGACGGCGACGATGAAGATGATCAGGCACATGGCGACGATCAGTGCCATGAATCCTGTCATGAGGATGTCTTCAAAATCGGCTTGCTCGAGCCAGTCTTGGAATTTGTCACGAAGTGTCATGGGGTGTCCTTCCTTGTAGTGGTTGGTCTAGGTGTCGGCCCGCCACGGTGGTGGCCCTTGCTTTTCCTCGTCGAGCTGCCGTCCTATCTCTGCGATGAGGTTTGCTCCCAGCTCCTCTGTAACCTCCCACCCGCAGGTGTGGCCTGCGTTTGCCAGTGAGGTGCCGAAGAGCACTGCACCCGCAACGCATGAGTCGTATACGGTGACCCCCTCATCCGCGTATATTTTTTGCGTCTCGACGTTGATGGTGATGCGCTTGGTCATGCTGCTGCCCTTTCTGCCGCGTCGAGCTCGGCGGCAACTGCTGTGATGAGCGCCTGCTGCGTGGTGTCCTTGCGGGCAAGTGCTTGGTGGACGGTCTGGTCGATGCTGTTTGCGGTGTCGATGTGGATGATGCTGACCGGCTCCGTCTGCCCTTGCCTGTGCAGCCGCGCGTTCGCCTGCTCGTAAAGTTCCAACGACCACGGGGTGGTGAACCAGACCATGATGTGCCCGCCTGACTGCAAGTTGAGTCCGTGTCCCGCCGATGCGGGGTGGATAAGCGCGACGGGAATCTTGCCAGCGTTCCAGTCCTCGAAGTCCTGCTGGGTGTCCAGGACGCGCGCGCCGGGGATCGCGGCAAGGATGCGGTCTCGTTCGTGCTTGAACCAGAAGCAGACCAGCATGGTATTGCCGGCTGCTTGGTCGACGAGCTCGGCGAGGGCTTGAATCTTCTCGTCATGCACGACGATGTAGTCATCGCCGTCCTCGGCGTAGATCGCACCTCCCGCGAGCTGCTGCAGCTTCAGTGACAGGGTGGCGGCGTTGGTGGCGTCGATGGTGGTGTCCTCGTCGAGGTCGACGACCATGTCACGCTTCAGCGTGTCCACCTGCTGCTGTTGCTTGGGTGTGAGGTTCACGGTGATGTGTTGGGTGGTCACGTCGGGAAGCTGCAGGTAGTCGGTGGTGCGCATACTGACGGTGATGTCGGCGATGTTGTCGTAGATCGCCTGGTCCGCGCCGGGGCGGATGACCCAGTTGTAGACGACGTGCCCGCTGCGCTTGCCCGGCGTGAAATATTGCGCGCGGTAGTGAGTGATGTATCTGCCGAGGCGCTGGCCCTGGTCGATAAGCCTGAATGGTGCCCAGATGTCCAGCAGGCTGTTGGGGGCTGGTGTGCCGGTGAGTCCGACGATGCGGGTGATCTGGTCGCGGACTTTCAGCAGCTTCTTGAACCGCTTGGCTTGCGGATTCTTGAAGGACGAAAGTTCGTCGATGACGACCATGTCGAAAGGCCAACGCCGACCGCAGTAATCGACGAGCCACTGCACGTTCTCTCGCCCAATGGTGTAAATATCCGCGTCCGCGCGTACCGCGGCTTCGCGCTGTGCCTTGGTGCCGATGATGGGGCTGACGCGGAGCCCTGTGAGGTGGTCCCATTTTTTGATTTCGGCGGGCCACGTATCGCGGGCGACGCGGACGGGTGCGATGACGAGTGCACGCCGGATTTCGAATCGACAGCGGATGAGCTCGTCGATGGCAGTGAGGGTGGAGATCGTCTTGCCCATGCCCATTCCTAGAAAGATCGCGCACTCGGGGTGGTCGATGATGAACTGGGTGGTGTGGGCTTGGTAATCATGCGGAACGTATTTCATCGATGAGTCCTGAAATTTGGTTGGGGTGGTCGAGGGTGCGGACCATGCAGCCGAGTTGGGTGAGGCGGTCCATCTGCCTGATTTGGAGGGGTCGGGGTTTCTGTCCGGGTGCTTTGAGTTCGACGAAGCAGACCTTGCCGCCGGGGAGGATGATGATTCGGTCTGGCATTCCTGCGTTGCCGGGGCTGGTGAATTTTGGTGCGATTCCGCCTGCCTTGCGTGCCTCGCGGACTAGTGCTTGTTCGACTTCGCGTTCTAACAATTTTTTGTCCTTTTTGGGGTGTGGTGGAACAAAGTCGGGGTGTTTTCTAGTTAGGTCGCTGTTTTAGGCGTTTTACACCTATATGGGGGTAATGTAGGCCCCTATTTTCTAGAAAGTCTTTAGATAGATATTTTTTGTTCCGTTTGTTCCAGTGTCGGTATTTCCCCCGCTTGCGCGTGGTTTCAGGTGTGGAACAAAGGGTGGAACAAAGTTATTTTTTGTTCCGTTTGTTCCAGTTCTTGGGTGGGTGGAACAAATCGTGTTGGGCTTTGTTCCCGACTTTGTTCCACCCTTTATGCAGCTCGAACATCTTCGCTAATTTTGGTTTTTTGGAAGAGTCGTTGCTTGCCGTAGATGGGCAAGGTTCGGGTTTTTCCGCTGTCTTCCCATCCGTCGATTTGGCGCATGATGGCGGTGATCTCGTGTGCGTCGATCTTGCGCATGACGTCGGGGTCGCGTCCGAAGCATTCTGCCCAGATCTCCATCCGGGAGACTGTTTGGCGTTCGACTGTTTGGTTCCACATGCCTGTTTCTCTCAGGTGGTCTGGGAGTGTGCCTTCGTCGAGCCAGACGCGGCGGGCCATGAGTGGGATTGCGTCCCAGTTGGGTGGCAATACCTTGTTGAGGTATTCGGCGACGATGCCGACGCGGTCGTCGGCTTCCACGGATTCTGCTTGGATGTGTTCGGCGACCTCGAGCAGGTCGCCGGTGAGGTAGAGCTTTTCGCCTTGCTTGTCGCGCGCTCGTGCTTCTGCCCAGACTTGGTCGATGTAGTAGTCGTCGAGGTCGTGTGGCCTGCCGAGCCAGCCTTTCCCGGCGACGGTGACGGGCCACCAGCGGCGGTTGCCGGTGGTGTCGCGCAGGAAGCCTTCATCGGCGTTGGTGGTGCCAACGATGATGCATTGGCGCGGGTAGTGCTGGACGGTGCGCCCGTAGGCGGGGCGGTATTTGTCTTCGTTTCTTGAGATGAAGCTTTTGACTGATTCGGCTTCTGCTTTGCGCATGCCGGCGAGCTCTGCGATTTCGATGATGAGGTTGCCGGCGAGTTTTTCTGCGCCGGTTTTGTCTTTCATGTCGGTGATCGTCAGTGAGTCGGAGAACCATTGTCCTGCCATGCGGGCGAAGATGGTGGATTTACCGACGCCTTGCGGGCCGACGAGGGTGAGCACGTGGTCGAATTTGCAGCCGGGGTGGAAGGTGCGGCGGTGCGCGGCGACGAAGGTTTTGCGGGTGACCGCGCGGGTGTAGTCGGTGTCTTCTGCGCCGAGGGTGTCCACGAGGAGTGTGTCGAGGCGTGGCACTCCGTCCCATGGCAACAGGTTGGTGTAGTAGTCGCGTACAGGGTGGAAGGCGCGGTTTTTGGAACTGGCGGTGGAGATGAGTGCTGCTTGCATTTTGTCTGGTGAGTCCATGCCGTGGTAGGTGCGGGCGATGGTGGTTCGAAGTTGGGCTTGGTCGTTTTCGGTCCAGGTGTTGCTGACCCTGTGCCAGGGGAGGTGGGTTGGTTCTTGGGGTTCGAGTTGGTTGGCGTGCATGTTCCAGTTGATGTGGTTGAGGCGTGGATCGTGAGTGAAGATGAGCTCGAAGTTGGTGATGGTGTTTTTGAAGTTTCCGTCTTTTGTGGTTTCGAGGTCGAGTAACCAGCTTTTATCGGTGGTCTCCCCTGCCTTGGTATCGCCGGGCAACTGTTCAGTTTCCTTTAGCAGTTCGCCTGCGGGCGCTTCGTCGTTGGTGATGGGTTGGAAGACGTCGTTGATCTTGGCGGCGGTGGCTTTTGCGTTTTCGGCGCGCGCGCCCGGATCTTCGTTGGCCATGTCCATCATGGCGAGGTAGGAGGGGCGCTTGTTAGCTGGTGTGCCCGTGGGTGCGTCCGCGTCGAGGTCGCCGAAGCGGTGGATGCGCACGAGGTCAAATGCGCTGTGGGAGTGCCCGTCGGCTGCGGGGTCGGTGGCGTGCTGGCTGTAGGCGAAGTGGCCGTTGTTGTAGACGATCAAGCCGTTGGAGCTGGTGCCGCCGGTGTAGGTGTAACGGTCCTTCGTCGTGCCCGGTTTGTACACGTCGCCGAGGAAGGTGTCGATGGCGTGTGGGATGGTGTAGGCGCGGTTGAATGCGCCGAGCATGCCGGGCTTGTCCCGCGGGTCGTCGAGCTTCGATTTGCCGAGCATGGCCTTAGCGTCGTCGGGTGTGACGCCGGGCCAGGTGGTGACGTCTTGCCACACGTCGAAGCGGGCGAGGAAGTCGTCGGGGTTGAGGATGTCCTTCTGTCTGCTGACGTGAGCCTGGTAGTCGCCGTCGGTGAGTGCGGAGGGCCAGTACATGAAGCGTTCCGCTTCGAAGGTGGTGGGGTCGAACCATTCCAGCCCGGGGTTGATGTCTTGTGCGATTCTGCGGGCGACTGCGCCGTATTCGTCGGCGGTGATGTCGCGTGAGAGCCAGATCCAGATTCGCCAGCGTGGGCCGTCTGGTGTGTGGCTGAGGGTGGTGTGGATTAGCCAGGCGTAGGGCAGGGTGTCGGCGAGGACTTGGGCGAGGTCGACGTCTGTGGGGAGGTTGTCGATGTCGAGGGTGATGATGGAGCGGGCGAGGACGTGGCCTTTGCGGCGTCGTCCGTTTTTGAGGTGTCCGCCGACGAAGCCGCCGACGTCTTTGTGCTTGTCGCGCGCGCTTTTTTCCATGGCTTTGTATTCGGCGGTGGTGCAGTCGACGTGGGTGGGGTCGTAGGCGCGGGCGGTGAGGTCTTGGATGGTGGTGAGTGTGTTTGTCCAGTGCGCGGAGGTGCGTGTTGTGGCCTCTGCGATTTTGAGCTCACGGTTTTTCACGGGTGCTGTCCTCCGTTTCTGGGGTGGTTATGGAGTTGTTGGTGGTTGAAGAATTGGGTGCGCCCCACACACCGGGTGTGGCGTGCGGGGCGCGGCGCGGCGGTGGGGTGGCTGTTAGAAGCCGAGGTTGGGGGCGGCGGGCGGCTGTTGCTGTTGGGTGAAGCCACCCTGCGCGGGTGCCTGCGGCTGCTGCTGTTGGGTGAAGCCACCCTGCGCGGGTGCCTGCGGCTGCTGCTGTTGGGTGAACCCACCCTGCGCTGGTGCCTGCGGCGCGCCGCCGGTGTTGGGGATCGCGGTGAAGACGTCCTCGGCTGCGAGTGGCTCGCCGCCGAGCTGCTCGCCGTCCTTGACGAACTGCACACCTACCAGGGACGCCGATACGCCCTGGTTTCCGCTGTTTTTGTAGCCGAAGAACTGGACGGCCATGTTGATGTAGCAGCCGGGGTAGATTTCGGCTTCCTGCAGGATGGGCTGCAGGGATTGGTCGACGACGAACGGCTTGCGCTTGGTGCTGGCTTTGGCTGCGATGAACCAGTGGCCGGCGAATTCTTCACCGCGCTGTTCGCCGTTGTCGTTGGGCTTATCCCCGTCACGCAGGGGCGGGTACTTGGTCTGCGCGGGGTCGATTGCCTGTTTGAACACGCCGCGGCTGACGGCGTCCTGGACTGCTGCTTGGATTGCTGCTTGGATGCGCTCGATGGTGGCGGTGTCGCTCTTCGGGATGAGCAGCGTCGCGGAGTATTTGGGGTCGGCTTGCTCGTTTGCTGCGCGAGCGGTGAACAGGTTGGGGTAGGACAGTCGTCCGTATGCGGTGACGTCGCGGTCGGTCTTAGCCATGATGTGATCCTCCTTGGATCTAGTCGATGATGGTAGTGATGAATTCGGCGAGGGCTTTGGCCTCGTCAGTGGTGAGGGACAAGGTGGTTTGTGGTTTGCCTTCTGCCCATGGGTCTCTAGTGATTTTCAGTGGGCGGTGGTGCCCGTTGTCCCAGGTGAAGGTGATGTCTCTGCGTTGCGACATCAGGCTCCTTTCTTGATTGGTTCGAATACGGTCTCTGGTGTCGCCAGCGTCATTGGTGGGCGTTTGTCGGAGTCCGGTACCAGCGTCGGTTTGCCCTCCGGCTTGTGGACGAGCTGGCCGAGGAGTTCGTCGAAGCGTTTCTTGCCGAGTAGCTTCGTCATCGCGGTGATCCCTAGCACCTTGCGCGGTTGGTAGGGGTCCTCGCTGGTCTCCTGCTGGACGGTCTGGGCGACTGCGGCCTCGTCGGTGTACTTGCGCACCGACCGTCCTTCGACGACTTTCAGCCCTGGGTATGTGTGCCCGTCGGTGGCTTGTGCGAGGGCGTGGTCTTCGACTTTGCCGAGCCACTTCTTCAGCTCGCCGGAGTGGGCGACGATGGTGGCGATCTGCTCGTCCGACAACGTGTCCGGTGCTGGCGGCTCCCCTGCCCCTGGTTGTGTGGGGAGGTTGTCGAGGTAGTGCTTGGCGAGCGCGGGGCACTGTGGTGCGTGGCGGCAGAATTGGCACCAGTCGCCTGCGCGCAGTTCGCCTTCGCCTGCGGCTGCTTTTTCTGCCGCGGGGCGTACCACTGTCTCTGCCCATTGGGTGAGCTCGTCGACGCTGATTTCCTCCACGCTGATGTTGCCTAGGCGCGGCTGGAAGATCACGGTGCGGACTTGCTCAATCTGGTAGATCATGCCGTAGGTGGCGAGCGCACCCAATGCATACAGGCGCATCTGTGGGTTACCCACCGCGCTGACTTCGACGCCTTTGCCGTATTTGAAGTCGACGACGGTCATGGTGCCGTCGCCGACAATCAAGGCGTCGCCGGTGCCGAACCCGCCGGGCACGATGTGTGAGAAGTCGAGGCGTTGCTCGATGGCGAGGAACGCAGCGGGGTCGGCTTCTTTCGTGCGTGCGAGCTCGGCGGTGACGTGGTCGACGTAATCATCGGTGTAGTCCTCCATGTCCTCGTCGTAGAACTCACCGGGTTTCCAGCTGGTGGGGATTGGGATGTGCTGGCGGAGTTTGTGCTCGGCGAGTTCGTGGGCTTCGGTGCCCTCGGCGGCGGCGTCGGAGGTGGTGTCCGGGTGCTGCGCCTCCAAATATGGGGCGGGTGTGCAGTTGATCCACCGGTGGGCGCTGGATGCGGAGAGTAGCGCGTGGTCACGCGCTGCGTGCGCCGGGGCGCTCTCCGCTTCCGTCGTGGTCTCTACCGCTGCTGGGGTGTCGCCACTAGCTGCGGGTGCGCAGGTGCCGAGGGATTGGACGCGTTTGAACCCGAACCGCGAAGCCCCACCCTCGCGCGCCCCCTCGACGCTGATGGACTTCTTGTTAATCGGTGTGCGCATCTGCCACACCCCGCCGTCGTCGACCTGCATGCAGGTCAGCCCATACTCGTCAATCGCCGCGGCGATGGTGTCGTGGTCGTCATCTCCCCACCCGCCGTCCGGGGCGTGGATGGTGGCGACGTAGGTGGCGGTGTCTAGCGGGGTCACTGCGCGCCGCCTCCCTCGAGGTGGGCGTTCGCCTTCTCTAGCAGGCTAGGCAGTTTGTCGGCTGGCACGTCGGTGAGGGATTGCACACCGAATTCTGGGAAGAGTGTGCCGGTGATCCAGGCGGGGCTGCCGTCCTGTGCGACGATGCGCTGACAGGCGGTCTTGGCCTGGTTGATGAGGTCGTCTGCAGCGGGTGCCGCGGGGGCGGTCGCTTCAGGCTGTGGCTGTGCCGGTGTTTCAGGCTGCTGCTGTGGTGCCGCGGCTACCTCCTTCTGCGGTTGTGCTTCCGGTTGTGGCCATTCGCCCTCCCCCGGTGCCGCTTTCACCCGGTCGTAGGCGGACTGTGCAGCCCCGGTGAGGATTGACAGCAGGTCGAGAGCAAGGTCTTTGGTCATCCAGCTCATTGGTCTAGTTCCTTTCTCGGAGCATGCGCGCGCCGTGCGTGGTGAGGTGAATTTGGTCGTCGTCGGTGGTGCAGATCAGCCCGTCGCGCTCAAGCTCGGCAAGCTGGTGCTTTTGGAGTTTCTTGCCCGCTGCGAGGCGGCGCAGCTGGGCGAGGATGAATTCGTTGGTCATGTGGTTCTCCTGTTGTTGCGCGTCTGCGGCCTGCTCCACGAGATCGAGCAGGCTTTGGCGCATGGCCCGCTGGCTCGTGTTCCACACCATCAGCCCGTGGTCGTGGGTGGCGAGGCCGTTTTTGTCGATGCCTGCCCAGCCCCCGGTCTCGTCCATCACCTGCACCGTGTACTCGTATTCCATCCCCGCGATGGTTTCCGCGAGGTCTGGCGCGGCTGCTGCAAGGTGCGCGTCAGCCCCGTGCATGATGCCCAGGTACTTGCCGTCGTGGGTGTGGATGAGGCACGACGTGTCCGGGCGCGGCTCACCGTCTATGTACTCTTTCATCGCTTCCCACGGGCCAGGCTCAGCGCCCGTTAGTAATTCTTGTGCCTGCTCGGGGCTAGTACGTGTCATTCTGGGTACACCACCTTGAGGTCGATGGAGCGGCAGTAGTAGCCGGTGGTGGAGTCGCCCCAAATGTCAACGTCCACAATGGTCTTGTCCTCCGCGAGCACGTGCAGTGTCCACGCTTCCGGCGCACCCTTGTGGCTGCTGTACTCCTTGGTCACGTTGGTGATCGCGTTGCTAGTCAAGTTCCGCACCATAAGCTGCGAGTTGAACCACGCGCAGCAGTCCGCTGTGTCGATGAAGCGCAGCTCCGTCCCGTCAGTCAGGTGAATGGTCTGCTCTTGGAGGTCGATGGACGCGATGGTTTTGCCGACCAGCTCTTCCCGCAGGTCGTCCTCGTCCATGCTGCCGAGCATGTCGTAATTTCTCATTGGTCTTCCTTAACGTTGATGGTGATTGTCAGGCCTTGGCCCCGCAGCGTGCAGGTGTCCCCATGGGTGCGCCGGACGTGCTCAACCACGGCGTTGATTGCTTGCTCGGTCACGTCGGTTTTGTGCGCCCATGTGCTGCCGTCCTTGGTGAGCGGCCCGGCGAAAATACGGCCCGTGAGCGCGCCGCAAGCAACGTGAATATCCCCGCTCATTCGGTGTCCTCCACAGTGCTTAGGTTGGTGCATAGGTTGTGCAGGGTGCCCCAGTCCCCCGCTTCGATAGCACGGGTGATGGTGGCGAGGTCGGTGATCTTGAATGCGCCGAAGTCGTAGTCGCCGGGGTAGCCGTCGATGTTCGCGAGGTTCAACCCCTCGTATTCGCCGGGTTCACCGTCGATTAGCGACCAGCCTTTGGTGTCGGCACGCTGCATGGACTCTTCGGCCTGCTCCATGCTGATCGGGGTGCCCATGGCCGACCACGCTCCCGCTGCCCATGTGGCTTTGGCGGTGCCCCTGTCCATGACCCCGCTGACGGGCAGGTCAACCACCGTTGACCAAATCACGTATTCGTCTCGGTCGTGGCGGGGCTTCATCATTGTTCGTGACATGTTTCCTCCTTTTCTGCGAGGGCGAGTAGTGCGAGCGCGAGGGGTCGGCGCTCATCCGGCTCAACGACCAGGTAGCTGGGCTGCAGCTGCGGGTACGAGCGACTCTGCTCAAATTCGATGACCAGCCCGTTTTTCTGCACGGTGTGCCGCTTCGTCGGCAGCGCATGGGCTCTCGGCAGTGTGACCTCGACGGTGCGGGCCAGCCTGTCCGCTGCTGCCATAGCCTCCGCGTGCGTCCTAAAGCGCTTGAGGGCGAGGCCTCCGTCCGGTTTTCGCACTTCCCATTTCGGTTCACCGAAGAGGATCACAAACCCGTTTGTCGTCTTTCTCACTCTCCACCTGCTCATCGCCAGTCCTTCCCCGGGCAGGTCATGTCAAAGCCCGACACGTACCCGGACTGGTAGCCTGCATCCCACCCGTCGGTCTCGGCGGCCTGCTTGCCGATGAACGCGCCTGCGAAGAGTGCGAGGATCGCCACGAGGGCGGTAATCCACCGGCCTGCGGTTTTCACCGACGCGAGCCTGTCTTCGAGGTGTTTTACTGTCTCGTTGTAGTTCATGCTGCTGTCCTTCCTGTGAGGAATGGCCTGAGGGCTTGGATGGGGATTCGCCAGTTGCCGCGGTCACCGTCGCGCTCGGCGGGGATGTCTCGGCCGACGCGCGGCAGGATCTCGTCGTAGTCGCGGCCGACGAGGCGGGCGAATTCGGGCACCTTGAGTACGAGCTTGCGGGTGCCTGTGGCTGCTTCGACGAGGTCGAGTAGTTCGCGGTTAGTGATGCGGTGGTTCATCGGCCCCACCTCATCCAGAAGCGGCGTGGTTTGCGGTGCCGGCCTTTTCGGCGGCAGAACATGGTGCGTAGACTCATGGGTGGTTTCCTTTCAATAGAGACCAATAAATGGCCCCCGCGTGTGGTTGCAGCACAGCGGGGGCCTTTGTCGTGGTTCACTCATTCTTCGGGGCAACTAGCCCCAGAAGGGAGGTGAACAGGAATGATTTACCGAATTGAGTACGGAGGCGAGAAGTACTACCTGGCAGAGGATGAGAGCTCTGTCCAGGTCGTATCCCGGCTTCGTGCAGGTGAGTACCCGGGCTTGGTGACGTTGCAGTCAAATTACGGGTCTGTGACGTTGAACTTGAGCGAGCATGTGCAGTTTGCGCTGCGCGGTGACCAGTTCCCGTCAGGTGAGCCAGCAGCCTCTGTGGTGTTTTAGCAGGCTGCAGTCTCGATAGCTGCGATGACGATGCGCACGGAGTTGTGGGGGATCACGATTTCGTGCGCATCGGTCGTGCTTAGGTGGATGCCCGTTGGCTTGGCTTCGATGGTGAGCCCGTCGATTGTGTGTTTAGACATAGGCGAGTTGCTCCAGGATGTGCAGGGGCAGGATTGGCCAGATCACGTCAAGCATGGTGTTGAGCGCGATCTGGGTGGTGATGGGGCCCATGTGGTTGGCTCCTTTTCTTCTGGGGCGTTTGGTTTTGGTTGGGGCAGCGCGTACCTCGCCATGAGGCGTGGGTCATGGGTACGGCTTACGCAGGAAGAGAACTGTCAACACCTGCTACCCCAGTGCCCGTGGGAAGGCTCGAACTTCCCTGCCTGCCAGTCGGGCTAAGATTGCTGCATGGCTAACCCTGCAGACGACCTTTACGAAATCTTCAAGAATTGGCGAGAAGAAAGCGCCGAATTTTCAAAAGGCGAGCAAACCAAACCGGTATATGCGAGTCGCCTACTCGGGAATAGGAACGGGGTCTCAATGGGTGGCTGGCCCGAACAAAGGCGCGCGTCACGCTGCCTGGAAGCTATAGCCCGAATCATCAGCGAAATGGAGCAAGCTGGCGACGATGTGACAAGCGAAAAGCGATATTTCGGAAGATGGCGCGATGCGGTTTATGCCTACCCAAGAGGCTTCGAAGTAAGCGGGAGTGGAATAAGCGATGAAGCGTTTCAGACGCTAGGCATGTTCCGTAACTCGGCTAGAAGGTTCGTCCCGGAGCTTTCAGATGGTGTTGTTAACGAGCTACGTGAGCTTCTTGAAAATGAGCCGAGTTTAGTTGTTCCTCCCGGCGTTTTCCCTAGAGAGCTCTACGACTACTTCACGAGGGTGAAACTCCATCTGAAGCACTGCATTGACAATTACGAGGTGACGAGTAACTTCGACCTTCAAGAAGCTGCTGAGCATTACCGTGCAGCAGTTTTCATGATGGCGAATGGAAACTTCGTCACCAATCCGGGAGACTGGGGCCGACACGCTGCGGCTACTTTTGCCGCAACTAAAGCCAAAAATTTCGGTTCGGCTGTCTACGACGAAGCAACGAATCAGCTCACCCAGGCCACAGTACGAGCGCTCAAAGCGGGTGGCCAAAAAGCGCTCGAAATCGGTCAATCAGCGTTAGATGGGCTGCAATAACTAGGAATCGTTTCTTCCAGTGCCTGGTCTATAGCTTTGCCGCTCGGGGTACCGGAGAGCACATCGGTTTTAATTGCTGAAAGTACCCAGTTGACGCAGGCCGCTTCCGTAAGACTGAGGTCTTCGGGAACGTACTTGTTTTGCATATTTTCTCCTATCGTGTGCATGAGGTTTGGGGTGGGGGTGGCGCAGGCGCGCAGTGCCAGCAAGCGCCGAGTGTGCGGAAGAACGCCTGCTGGTTACGGCCTTGTGTGCGGCGAACGACCATCACGGGACCTCACAACGCCACCCCTCGAGCCGCGCGCAGGACTTGCACCTGCAGAGTGCTCTTCACGGCCTGTGTTTTTCGTGCCCACTAACGTGGTCTTGCCTCACCCTCCGTCCGCTACGAGGTTGGGTGGTTTCTGCCTGTCAGCACTGGTGGTCGTCGCGATCTAAGCCACACGCTCGCACCAGTAAATATCCCCACTGGGACACGCCCCGTGCTATGCATCCCCACGGGTAGGGCCTGTTATGCAGTTCTCAAACAACGTGTCACATAGACCAACTACGTCACTGTGACTTAATAAAGGGGTACAAGCGTCCCCTCGTGCCAGGCGATGGAATCGAACCACCGCTACACCATCTGGCTAATCTCGCGCCTCAATCCGGGCGCGCGCCCAATCAAGAATCTCGTCCTCCTGACGCTTCAGTTCCGCGCGCAGATCGCGCACCAGCCCCACAAGGCGGTCGATCTCCTCCATGTCGCGCTCCTCCTCAAGGAGAAGGTCAATAATCCACGCCTCCCAGCCGCGAATCTGATCTCGTAGTTTCTCCACCTACGCCACCGCCTCATCTTCTCGGACGAGGATGCGGGCAGGGTCCGCGCCGAGCGCGGCGAGAGCTTCAAGCACGTGGATCGTGGGGCGGCGCGTATTTAATGCGGTGCTCCATGTTTTGCGGGTAACGCCGGTCCTCTCTTCGAGCCCGGTGGCGGACGAGATGTGGTGCAGCCGCTTCACGCGGTCGATCTCATCGAGAGAGAGTAGGTATTTACTCATTTGCTCCTCCTGTGTGCTGTTTGTGTAACTCAATTTACCCACCCAGCAGTGGGCACGCAACGGCGATTACCCGAAAAGGGGTATCCGCTTCCCTATTTGGCCTAGTAAATACACATTAAGTGTGTAACCAATTACCCACCGTGATATTGTCAAAGCATGGACATAAAGCAGTGGCTAAGCGAAAACACACACCGAAGAATCACCGACCAAGACGTCGCGAACATCCTCGGCACCACACGAAAAACCGCCAACCGCCGACTCAACGAAGGCCTCACCGCAGACGACCTCATCCTCATCTGCAAAACCCTCGACATAAACCGCACCATGGCCCTCGTCGAACTCGGTCACGTCCCCCACAGTGATGTGCTCGACTACCTCGACAGCAACGGCGCCCTTGTCGCCACCGCCGCCGACGGAGAACTCGCTATCGAGCTCGCGCGCCGCCTCAACCCCGCCACACGCGCCCCAGAGATCGACGAGCTTGCCGCGCGCCGTTCGAACATGGAGGCAGATGATGTTCGGCACGATTCGTACGATGGCACCGTCCGCGAATTCGACTGGACACAGCCCCACGCTGCCGACTCATCACCCGACGAGCAGGCAGAGCGAGAAAGACGAGGTGAAGACCCGATTGATTGATGCACTCATCGACGTGGCCGAAGCCCGCGGCTACCAGGTGCGCTGGCACCTCGGCGGGCCCAAGGCCGCGTGGCTCCCCCACCAGCGGGCTGTCACGCTCCGCCACGGCATGAGCGACGCCGACACCCTGTGTGCGCTCGCCCACGAGCTCGGCCACGCGCATTATGGCGACCCGCCCGGGTGTGACCCCGCGTGTGAGCAGCGAGCAGACCGCTTCGCCGCGCGCCTGCTCATCTCGCCCGTGGAATACGCGGCAGCAGAACGCGCCTACGGGCCGCATGCCGCGCACATCGCCCACGAGCTCGGCGTCACCGTGCACCTAGTCCACGTGTGGCGCACAATGACACATATCCAAATCACCGCATAGAAAAGGAACCCCATCATGGCCGAAATGACCCGCACCCTCACTGCCCCCGACCAAGAAGTCCTGTCGGCAATCGAACAGTTCGTGCAATCAAAATTCCGAAAGACTGAAATCGAACGGCAACCCGACCACGTCGCCGTACGCAGGAAAGTGCTGTGGCAAAAGCAGGAAGCAATCTTCCGCGCTTCCGGTGGCACGCTAACCGCGTCCGGCAACTGCCAAGACTCCGACAAGGTTCTCTACAAAACCATGGAAGCTATCTCCGACATGCTCGATGACCACGGGTGGGATGAAGCCGCCCGCACCCACGGCACAAAGTCGGTAGCCAAGGGGCACCTCTTCAAAGACAAGGTCTTAGACGAGCTCGCACCCGGTGAACGAATTATCGTAGCCACCCACGGCTTCCATGACGACAAGCCCACCATCCTCACCGTCACCGACCGGCGCATCATCATGATCTCCGGTGAAGTCCTCGGGTGGGACGCGGCCTCGCAGACAATTGCTCTGGATAAGGTGTCGTCGATCTCCGAGAAAACTGGTTTTGCCCTCGGCGCTATCCGAATCTCTACGTCAAATGATGAGATTGAGGTCAAGAAAGTGGCTACCGATGAGGTGAAGTCGGTTGTGTCTGCTGCGCGGCGTGCGCTAGAGAATAATTCAGCGCCGTCCCCCTCCCCGGCGACGAATGGCGGGAGCAGTGTCGATGAGCTGAAGAATCTTGCCGAGCTGCACGCTGCTGGTGTACTGACAGATGAAGAGTTCGCGGCGGCGAAGGCCCGCATCCTGGGGCTTTAGGCGCGTGAAGAGGTGCGCCCCGCGGAAGCCGGGGGAGGCTGCAGACCGCGGGGCGACTTATTGGGGGTGGTCCAACCGTGCCCGGGGGGTGGGCACCAATCCTGTTGAACCGAAGAGGAGCTTATCATCATGGCGTCAATCACGCCGTACAAGACGAAAAAAGGCAAACGCTGGCGCGTACAATACCGCGACCCTACTGGTAAGGTGCGGTCGAAGCGTGGCTTCACCCGTAAATCAGACGCGCAAACCTGGGCAGACAAAAACGCCGTCGCCGTCGCCGACGGTGACTGGGTGTCACACGCCGAGAAGCAACGCACCATCACCGAATACGGCGTCCTGTGGTCCAAGCGCGTCGACAAACTCGCCCCATCCACCCAGAAGGTCTACAAGCCGGCGTGGCGTCTGCACGTGGAGCCTGTCTGGGGGTCGCGTGCCGTGTCGGCTATCAGGCCGTCGCAAGTGCAGGCGTGGGTGGATGACGCCACTTTGGGTGCGGTGTCGGTGCGCCGCAACGTGGACGTGCTCGCACAGATCCTCGACCTCGCGCAGCGCGACGGCATCATCAAAACGAACCCCGCCCGCGGATTAAAGCTGCCCCGTCGGCCATTGTCGAAGCAGGTGTACCTGACGCCGGGGCAGCTGGCGGACTTGGCGGCTGAGGCGTCGCGCCCGGAGATCATATGGTTATTGGGCACGGTGGGGCTTCGGTGGGGTGAGGCCGCCGGGCTGCGGGTCAAGCACGTCAATGTGCTGCGGTCGCGGTTGACGATCGAGGAGAACGCGGTGACGGTGAAGAACGAGGTGATTGTGGGCGCGCCGAAGGACCATGAGGTGCGTGAGGTGGCGGTGCCGCGTTTTGTGATGGACATGCTGGCCGAGCGGTGCGAGGGAAAGTTACCGGAGGCGTGGCTGTGGGAGCGGCCCGGTGGTGGGCCGTTGAAGCTGCCGGGGGCGAAGTCGTGGTTTTCGGGTGCGGTGGATCGGTGCATGGCGGCGGATTCTGATTTTCCGCGGATTACTCCGCATGGGCTGCGGCATGTGGCGGCGGGGCTGATGATTTCGGCGGGGGCGAACGTGCTCGCGGTGTCGCGGCAGTTGGGGCATGCGGACCCGTCGATCACGCTGCGGGTGTACGCGGCGCTTTTCGATGATGATTTGGATGCGGTGTCGAGTGCTGTGGAGAATGTAGTCAAATTGCAGTCAAAAGGGGCCTAG